AAGCTGGGTGGTGCCTTCATAAAGTACCAGGTCCTGCTTACTAGAGTCTACCGGGTTATCCCGGGTGGTGACCTTAAATGCCCTGGTGGTCTCGTACTTGGTGGTCAGAGTCAAAACGTCAGCAGGGGATGTATTAGTATCCTTGAGGGTGATAGCGGCCTTTGCCGCACTTCCGTCTGCCAACCTATATCCTAGCACCGTCTTTGCGCCGCCCAATAGGGCCAGCCGGATAGAGTTGTACGCGGTGAAATTGGTTCCGGTGTCGTTATTGTAGGTGTCGATCAATCCACTCTCGTTCGTGATTTCGATAATAGTTTTCGCCGGCCCCCAGTTGGCCTTGACCGGAATGGCCACAATGCCACGCGCCCCAGGTTGAATTGCAGCCAGGGCTGCAGCCTGGAAAACCATGTAGAATCCAGGCCTTACCTTCGCCTCAGTCGGCGACCATGTTCCACCAGCCACTTTAACTCACTCTCCTTTTTAGGAATTCATTAACAGCTTTTTTGACCTCCGAAATAGTTAATTCCTGAGCATTGTTACCGTGTAACGCCCCAGCCAACACTTCAGGCATTACTCCGAAGATAGCCTGGGAATTAGCCATAAGCTCCGCCCGCGGGTAAGCCTGTTCCATTGCGGTTTTTTGCGGCCGCTCTTTTTGCAACAACTCTTCTTGCACCACCTCTTTCTGTTCTTGAAGCTGATCTTGATCTTTGTCCTTTGGCACCTTGTTTCACCTCCTAAATTACGGCCTGGAAGCCCCTGCCTTTAGGCATGGGGAGGAAAAGCCGTGATCTTGACTCCATCCCTTCGTATGTGATATAATACGGCCATGAAGACCATTAAAACCGTTAAATGCAAACTTCAAGTTAATAGCGAACAAGCTGGTATCATCCTGGAAACTCTTAGGCGATTTGCTTCCGCTTGCAATGATATTCTGCAAGTTTCATTGGATAACAAGACCACCAACAAGATAAAGTTGCAGCATCTGTGCTACTACGAACTCAAGGAGCGCTATAACCTACATGCAAATCTTGTTATCCGGGCCATTGCCAGGGTAGCCGAAACGTCGAAGAAAAAACACAAGGGAAACAAACCTCGAAAGTTTAAGCCTACCAGTATGAATCTTGACGCCCGTACTTTCTCTTTTATCGAAAAGAGAGAAGAAGTTTCCATTTCTACGATTGACGGCAGGCTTAAACTCAAACTTGACATTGGCAACTTCCAACGTGGCCTGCTTGCCGGTCAAAAACCAACATCGGTGACACTTTGTTATAACAAGCGAACTAAGGAGTTTTACATCAACATCGTAGTTAACCGCGAAGTTCCGTTTCCACCGAAAGACGGAAACATCGTTGGCATTGATCGAGGCATTTATAACTTAGCCACCACCTCCAACGGCCTAAAGTTTTCTGGGCGGCAAGCTATGCATATCCGGAAACATTATTCTAAACTGCGGCAATCTCTGCAAAGTAAGGGCACGAAAGGGGCTAAACGCCTCCTGAAACAGCTATCAGGCAAAGAGCAGAGATGGATGTGTGAGCTGAACCACAGGATTTCCAAAACGATTGTTCAATCCTGCCAGCCTGGTGATGTAATTGTCATGGAGGATTTGAAGTACATCCGTGATAGAGTTAGGGTGGCCAGGAAACAACGGCACATTCAACATTCCTGGGCCTTCGGCCAGCTCGGTGACTTTATCGAATATAAAGCCGCCGAACGTGGTATCGCTGTGGTCTATGTTGACCCCAGATATACCAGCCAGAAGTGCCCACAATGCGGTCATATCTCAAAGAACAATCGCCATCAACACTTGTTTCGATGTAAATCCTGTGGCTATACGGATAACGCTGATCTCAATGCCGCGGTCAATATCCGCCAGGTCTATCTTGAGACGCTGGCGGATGGGCTACCGTCATATAGCCCTGAAGTGGCAACTAGCAATGGTTAGCTACAAGCCCCCGGCTTTAGCCGTGGGGTCTATGACCTCCTATTGCCACCCTCCGGCGGCCTCTATCTTCTGCATCAGCGGCGCCTCCTCAAAGGGCCGCATAGTCACTCTGGTCAGCATTACCGAGATTTGTCCCCTGGTGAGAGCGTCCATGCGGTAGTCCCCCCGGGGCTCGACCACAGTCATATACTTCTTGTTTGCTAGATCAAGTGGTACCTTGATTGCTTGGATTAATCCTTGGACTATCTGAAGCACAGCCACTGTCTCCTGGTTCGGCGTGGCCCCCAACACATGCCCCGCCATAAGCTTGTGAATCTCGAAGGCCGCCCGGCTTGTGCCTACAGCACTTATGTCAGCCAACCGCCAAAGAACCGCTGGCCGCACGTAGCCCAAAGGCCACCGATTGCGGTAAACCGTCCATTCTTCCCCCAATAAATTTTCCGCCCATGTCGCCAAGGCCTCAACCCAGGTATCACTTGCCACGGTCTCCTGAACAGCCACCGGCTGCAAAGCCATGACCGCAAAACGTAAACCTCTGGTGATAGCATCCCAATCTTCGTCTATGAAGTCCTGGCCTACAGTACCCAGATATTGGCAAGTGAATACTTCTCCGGTAGTAGCATCAGTAAGCAGTTGCTTATCCAGCACCTCAATAACTTTATTGGCCAGCTCGTCAACCTTTTGAAACGTAGTCCTGGAGACGTAAGGAAAAACTTCAATGATCCGCCTAAATCCAGCCCACAGGCTTTCCTCTGCATCTACCCCCTGGCGCAGCACCAGATAAGGCTTTTGCGTGGTAGCCCCGGCGGCCTGTGGCTCGTAAACCCGGCCCTCAATCTTCGGTATACTATCTATCAGTTTTTGCCTTATGGCTGCCCTCATGGTTCCTGCCACCAATCCAGCACTTCATCTCGAAGCTTACTCTTATACTGGTCTGCCGTGGGCCGCACAATAGCATAATTGCCGCCATGCGCCAGCTCCAGGAAAACTCCGTACTCCACGCCATGCGATAAATACATGATGTACTCATCCTGACCAATCTCTACCCCAGCATGAAGCCCGTTCCTGGCATTACCCGTGCGATCTGTTTTCAAGTCCAGGGAGCGTTTTGTTTCATCTCACCTTCAGCATGACCTGCTAGATTTTGCATTAACATGACCATGCCTGCAATTTTACGGTCTAAGTATTCTCTTACACCATCACCAAAAGCTCCCCCTGGCATTTGACCACCCCCTCCCTCGCAACTGTCACAAATCAGCTAGCTATCTCTGCATTTTGTGCCAACCTTCAATAATGCTTTTATTAATTACAACTATGGGTATCTCTGGATACAGCTCTCTGAATTGCCTTATTGTTTCCTGTGCATAAGAGTTAAACCAACCTTTAACTTCCCAAAATACGCCTATTGTGGGCAAATAAAAGTCCGGCAAATAGGTTCTATCTTTCAAGACAAACCTTTTTGGCTCATATCTCCAAGGAATACCAAGTTCAGTTAATTTGTTTGCGGTTATTGCTTCGTAAGATGACCTTAGCCAAATTCTTTCGCCGGTATCTTTACGGGTATACCATTGCCCTCTCGATGGTGCCGGCGTCTTTCCCCACATAGGGTTTTTAGTTCCAGCCAATTTTCCTTTTAGAGCTTTGCTTATTTTTCCCCTCTGCTCAAGAGATATGGTTTTTCCTCTATGGAAGTCACCAATCTGTTTCTTTCGTTCTTCAGTAAGCTCCTTACCATAATAAGGATTCTTCGGTCCCTTAAGGGCTTCGCTGCGCTTCTTGTTGGATTCTTCGTTTTGCTTTTTACCCCACATAGGATTATTTTCGCCCGAAAGAGCTTCGCTCATTTTTTTAAGTTCTTCTGCCGTATGCCTTCGCCCTGTGTTGCATTTCTTAAAGTATTCTTTGGTTTCCCTTGTATGTTTCCTCCCGTAAAAAGGATTTTTATTGCCTTTTCGCATCTCACTAAGCTTTTGCTTTATTTCCTTGGTATGTTTTCTCCCTTTGCTGAATGCCCATGGTTCTCTAGTAGAAATGCCAAATCTGTGCAACCAGGCATAAACAGTTGTAGAACCGCAACCTACTAATTCCCCAATAGCACTCATGCTAAGCTCTTCTACAACATACTTCTGATGCATCCATGCATAATCTTTATATTTTTTATGTTCGGAAACAGATTGCATGTTGGCTAGCCCACCCTTTCCAAGTCTGCCTGATAGCCGACGATCTGGCCCTGAACCACCTGGGGATATACCCCCACTACCATGAAATGTCCCAGGTCTGAAATATCGAACTCATCCTTGACGTTCGGCCCGGCCCGAAGGTCGGCCTGGTAGTCGGCCAGAAGTCCCCACTTTGTATCTACCTGCTTAGTACCGGCGAGAGTGCTTATCTCCTGAGGGATGTGGCTGGTTTCCTGAAATACCCGCACCGTATACGGCCCATGCTGACTAATAACCTCATCAAAATAACCACCCATATCCACCTTCTCGGTGCGCTGGACGGTTATTTGCATGGGATTCTGCTGAATGGCCCACGCAACGTGTTCTCGCCGCAATCCAACCATATCGCTCATATCCTGAAAACTCCAACCGTCACATCAGTTATGCCAGAGTAGGCAATGTGCGTTTTGCCTCCAGTATCATTAAATCGACTCACCTGGAAAGGGCCTATTTTTTTGGTTTCCCCATTCGGGACAGCAACTTCTAGATTATGATCAAAACCGTAACTGCATGGTGCTATGGAATTTATTGTCACATCAACTGGGGTGCTGCCATCATTCTTTACTTCCAGATACACCCGCCCGTCATTCGGGAAAAAATTACCTTCTGCGTTGGCCGCAACAAAAGTGGGCTTTAACCCTGTAGGCGTTATCTCTTGAACGGTCAATCCAATCTCAGCCATATCAAAGCACCTCCGGCGGCGTGAACTTCACCATAACACTCCCGCCACCCCTGGCAATGTCCATGTACCGCTGAGACATGGTCAGGGCATAAGAGAGTTGATCTTTGAGAGAAGCCAAGTCGTACCTCTCCTGGCCGACCGTATAGCTCTCAATCTGATTTTGCAAGAGCCCGGCCTTCTCGGTCCACCCGGCAGCGGCAGCCGCATAGATGTTTCTGGCTTCTTCCAATAGCGTGTCCAGCTCGGCATCCGGGAAGTTCGTATCGCTATCGCTTCCGCTTGAAGGTATCTGTTCGTTTAGCAGCTTCCTGAGTCGCGTTCTCAATTCCGCTGTCGGTGTCATCAATTTCCACCTCGCCCTGCCCCTGCTCTGATCGTTAGTTCGGGGCTACATCTTATCACCGGCAGCATAGAAGGGTCTGCGCCTGGCAGCCAAGGATACCAGGCGCAGTCTACGCACTTAGCCATAGAAAATCGCCCCCTTACGGAAGGGTCAATTCTTGAACTGCGTTTGCCGGGCTGGCTACCACGCCACGACGAGCCCGGGCGATGATCTGCTGCTCCACCAGCCGAGAAATATCCGACCCTGCCGCATCCACCATCAGATCATGCTTAATAACTTCACGGAAATATTTCTGCCCCTCGATGAGGTAGGCTTTGCCGGTGTTAACTCCAGCATAGGCATAAGTTTTCTCTCCAACCGCCACTGACCAGCCGTCATAAAAAATCATGGTATCGATGCCAGAAACAGCCGGGTACTCGGTGCCGCCGATCACCATACGCTGGAGAACTTCCTCGATGTCCCACCGCTTGCTGGGGTGCGCCAATAGGATGTTTGGCCGTCTCGGAGCACCGGTATCGGTGTTCTTGTCTTGACTGGCATCAATTAGACCCTGCTTAATCGTGTTACGCAGCTTTTCCCGGTAGGTAGTTCCGGTGGCATCAGCCGCCGTCTTATTCTTGGCCGCATAGCTATAAGACAGGATCGGGTTCAGATGAATGTGGTTCAATAAAGCATTGTAAGCTTCACCCAAGGCTCGGTTACTTTCGGTAATTTCCCATGTTTTGTCATAGAGCCGCATGTCCTCAGTAATCTCGAAGCCCGCGGTATAGGTGATGATCGGGATCGTGTCCTTCTGCCCAATTTTGCGAGCGCCAAACTTGACTTCTTCCAATTCCATATGTTCCATGAACACTACCCGGCTGCCTACAAACGGCGTCACATCCACAAACTCGGTGAAGTTGGAATCCTCCATACGCCGGTAAATTGGGCTATAGAGTAAAGGCACGGTCTCCCGACCAAGCTCCAGATCGATCACACTCTTTTGAATCACATCATAGAGCCCCGCTGGGGTGGTGAGCATTTCGCCCAGGGGCCTGGCCAGTTCATAGGTTTCCATTTCACCGTTGACGATTTTCTTCTTCGCGGTCACTAATTTCCCATCAGGAGCAATGAATGGCACGTCTACCTCAACGGTCTGCTTGCGCCGGTCCTGCTTTAAGGTATCAACACTAACGATTTTCACTTATTCCACCTCCATTAAACCGTTTGGTCAAACTCGACTACTACTTCCAAATCCGCCGCAGCGGTATTACCGGGGTTATCAACGTCAATGCTAAGCACATCGGTAGCTAGGAAGGCATTCTTGGCCGGATCGGCGTCTGGTGTAAACTCCTTAAAGGTCCCCGCCGTATCTGTGCTGGCAATTTCCTGGGATGCGGTGAAAAGACTGGCGGCACCATTGTTCACATCGATAGCCAAGGCCGCCGTTGCACCCGGCAAAATCCCGACTCGCGCCTTGACTTTGGTCACGGTCACCGCCTTGTTGAACTTAAACCCGGCAACTGCCCCGGCACCCTGTACAAGCGTCCCCGGCACCACGAAAGTAGCGAAACCCTTGCTGGTACCCAAGGCCGACGCCACCTCGGCGCTATTCGGCATGAACATAAACCAGATGACATTGTTGGCATCCTTGGCCTGAGTAACCACGCCAACAAAGCGATTGCTACCTGCCGTAGTGGTAAGCAACCCAGCCGTGCTGTCATAGTAGACCTTGGCGCCAACTGCAAACGCATCACCGGTGTTAATCTGGCTGGTCTCAACTTCCATTTCTTCGATGTTCAGCACCACTTCCGCAGATACTGTTCCTGCCGGCACCGTCAGCCCATTGTAGCTGATCACTTTGCCATCGGCATCGGTAGTCATACTCTGTACCGCCATCCCAAAAAACCCGTCCAGCAGATAGAAGTTCCCCTGGACTATAGTAGTGTTCTCAGACACCGTCACCTTTTTACTCTTTCCCTCACCAATCTTACGTCCCACTTAACACACCTCCTCAAATTAAATAGCCTGCCGCTTTACGCGCAGGCCGGTCGGCTGTTGGTTACCAATGCCCCCCGCAGTAGGTGGTTTATCCACGTAGAACTTACCGATAGCCGTCTTAATAGTCTCGTCTGCCAAGAGTTTATCAATCTCCCCGGCAATCTGTTCCTTGGTGGCGCCCTCCTGCAACTGAAGCATCTTCTTTACCAACCCCTGAGTCATCTCACCAGTAACCTTGCTGGTTAAGATCTCATTCACCAGGGCCTCGTGCTTCGCCTTACGGCCCTCAGTCATAGCCGTGGCCGCTTCCTCTGCTACCTTCACTACGTCCATTTCACCAGTAACGCCCAGGGTTTTCTTGACCTTCTTCAAGGTCTCGGCATCCCCAATAGCCTCGCTGGCTGCCTTGACCATGTCCATTTCCCCAGTCACTTTGAGAGTCTCTTTGACCTTAGCTAACGTTTCACTAGTGCCAGTTATCTCTTTCAGCCAGTTCGCATCAATTTCACCGACGATTTCCTTTGCCTGCCAACCCATCTCGCCGACCACCTGCGCTCGAGTAACCTCTCCCGAGGCCAGCATAGTTTTAAGCTGGGCTACTACTTCTTTCCATGTCATGGATTTTTGTCCACCTCCTGGTATAATATCAATCTCACCCGTAGCCACTATGGCCGTAGGCATTCCGGCCCTGCCCAACGGTGTCCAGTCAATTGATAGCGGTTGGTAATCGACTACCCAAGTTTCCCCACCGGTTTGCTGTAACGTGGGAATGCCATAAATGCTCACCGTTCGGGTAGTCTTGGCCCTGATCCACCTCTTAAGGTCACTGGCAGCCTTGTCAACTACTCCTCGGAAATATGCCCTGCCGTCTTTCCACAAAGCGCCTACCCAATGAGTCACAGGCGTGGGAAACTCGAATTCCACGTCCTCCGGCTTCTGGTGGCCCAGGAACCCCGGCAGCCCCTGCGCCATTACCTCGCCAACAATCTTCTGCAATGCCTCCGGCTTGTAGTTCCACCCTCGCTTACTACGCCCGGCTGGGACCTCAACAATGACCTCCAGAGGATCGGGATCGCCCGCTTTGAGTGATGCCAAGTCCACCCAGGGGGCCAAGGGCACATCTTCAACCCGCATCTCGCCGGACACTACAGCCATAACAGCGGCCATTTCACCCTGACCACCTAAAACAGCCGGTATAGGCATTTCCAATTCCCGATAGTGCCTGGCAAGGTGCTGTATCGCTTCTTCGCGCTGCTGGTCTGTGATGTCCATTTCCGTCCTGGCTCCAGCCAAAGCCCCAACTGCGGCAATAAGCCCAGCGCGGTTAAGGATTATTGTCCCATCATCCCTGACCTCATGGTGAGGCAGTTTGCAATCAGCTTGACGCAAGTTTTCATCTATCGGAGCAGTCACCACGGCATATACTTCTTTAACAGCATCTGCTACGGGGACACCTTCGGCTATGGCCTGCTTAAAAACCTGCCATATCCTAGACTTATCAACCTCACCCCAAGCCTTATTCGATACCTGTTTACTTATTTCAAACTTAGTTGGCAATATATGTCGCCTCCTTTCAGGGCATAAGAAAAGCGCCCCGCTCTGCGCTTGGCGCTTCCATGTAGCCTGCGACTTAATTAATCGGATCAAGCCTTCGTCTTAAACGGTGCAAACTGCCCCGTTTTCGCATCCCTCATCAGAATTCCCTTATGTGCCGGGTTGATCTCTACCTTCTTCGATGGTTCTATCGTCACCACCTGTTGCCCCGGCTGCCCCTGGCCCAGCCTCACTATCTGACCGCTCACTCTCGATCACCTCCAGCCGGTCATGTGCTACCTGGCGGCGCAGTTCCTTTACATCCTTTTTACTCGGTAACTTGGGAAATCCAATGCCAAGACCCGCCAATTCGCGCAGCATTGAGGCCCCCTCCTTTAGACATGATGTAGCTGACCTTGATAAACACCATTATACCACTTCTCAAGCTCGGGTTCCAATTCGGGATTCTCTTTCCACCGTTTAAGCCGTTCTACGAAATCCTCCGGCTGCTGATGAACCGGTATCAAGTGGCATAACTCGTTTGGATGAGCAGGATATGGAGGTTCCTCACCTGGCGGGTATACGCCCCTCCCGAGGCCTAAATCCAAATCCGCCAGGGTATCACATACATCGGGCAAAGGATGGGCTTTCGATAGTACCCATTTCATCCCCACATAGCTCGGACTCACCCTGGCCGCAGAAATAGTCCCCTCCCCAAAGGCCGCAGTAGCCTCGGTCCGGGCCAGCCGCAGGGCCTCATAAGTAATATTACTCGGTATCCTGCCGGCCATGCGCTTCATCATGTTTGGATACTGCTTCGCCAACGTCCTGGTATCTGTCTTTACATACCTCTCCAGCATCCTTGACGTTTTTACCGCATCCTGGCCCGCGGCCACGGCCTCCTGGATAATATCTCGCATGGTTGCTCGGAGATTCTCCCCGGTTCTCCAGATGCGGTCTGACAGATATAAGCCATCCCTAGTCCTTGCCCATATCGCCTCAACTGCCTGCCGGTTTACCTGCGCGAAGATTTCCCGCAGGCGTCCCCCGTCCCATCCCGCCTGCTTGCCCAAGTCAAGGGCCACCGCTCGGGAAAAGCCGGTACCGGCATTAACCGCTTCTTGGATAGCCTCTTGAAGTTGACCTGATAGTTCGTCAGTAAACCTGGCCGCCTCGCGCCGGAGTGAGGCCTCCAACTCCTCCAGGTGCTGGCGCCGGAGTGTATCGGAATAGGTCCGCGCCTGCAGTTTCCGCAAGTCTTTGGCTATGCTGTCGGCGGCACGGATATAAAGCCCCCTGATGGCCGGGTCCTGCCGCAGGCGCAGTTCCACATATTTTTTCCTGGCTTCCAGGGCCCACTTCTCGTACTCGCCGGCAGCTTCTTTGATGGAGGCTAAGACCGCCCGGGCGCTGTCCTTGATAAAATCGTAGGGCATAACTTACACCTGCCCGCGGAGCAGATCTGCTTCTGCCTCCAGCAGTTGCCCTTCTTCCAGCCTAGCCAGGAGTAGCCGGGTCTTGAAAATTCGTTCCCGTTCTCCCGGGATTTCTGGGTCGTTACTGATATAATCGTTCATGGTATCAATGTACTGGCGCAGAAACTCTACGGCTGCATCTTGACTGATTAACGCATTCTGGAGTGCGTTGACCAAGGCGTTTACGAGCCGATCCAGCGTCTCTGCTACCTCTTTCTCGTCCCTCGGATCAACCTCGTCCCACAGGATGGTAGTCTCGTACGTGCTATACCGTTTACCCTCGGCCTGGGCAGTCATAGCTAATACCATCCGGGCCAGCAACTGCCACTGCTCGGTGAACTGCTCTCGCTTCCGGGCCACCCGGCGCACCAGGACTGGCATCTGCTCCTTCACACTCGCATGGCTACTGGGGGTGTGGGTGCCAAAGGCGAACTCCGGGGTTTCGGAAACGTCCACAATGCAATAGAACAGGAACTTGAGCAGCACCTCGGCCGACCCAGTAGCCGTCCGAACCTCAATGAATTCGGCATCTTCACC